CGCTGACCGAAGCGCTGGAAACTGCTCTGAATGGAGTGCCCCAGGGCGGAGTCGAACCGCCGACACGCGGATTTTCAGTCCGCGCCCGGCACGAACGAAACCCGCGCGAGCGCTTGGATTCTACCTCATCGACGGGGAGGATCGTGATAGGGGCGTGATGGTGCTCGACGGCGGATTCAGGCGATGTTTGATGGCCGTGCGCCACCCCAGATCGCCAGGTGGCCGTCGTGTGGGCGCACGTCGACGTGGACGAAGCTCGGGTAGAGCCCGACACCGCCGAGCTGCGGGATCGTCCCGTCCTCGTAGAGCTTGAGGATCAGGTTGAAGAACGCGACCGGGCCGATCGACGGGTGAACGATGTCGGCGGCGCGCCCCTGCGGGTGCTGCGAGCGCGAGGCCGGTGCCACGTCCCCATCGTCGCCGACCCTCGCGACGTGGGCCTGGTAGAGCTTGTCGTCGTAGGCGATCGAGCGGTAGCCGGAGTCGATTCGGATGGGCAGGTTCCCGCCGGCGCCGCGGATCGCCTCGAGCACCTGGCAGAGCGGCGTGAGGCGCTCGCCGATCCACTCGTCCGGGTATGCCGATCCATCGTGGCAGGCGAACTCCTCGAGCGAGAAGTGCAGGCTGACCGGGGTCATCGCTTCCTTCCCTTCATCTCGTCGAGCAGCTTCCGCATCTGAGGCAGCGCCGCGTCAGGTGCGATGTCCGTTCGGGTGTGGGTGTAGAGCGCGCTGGTCAGGCGCACGAGGAGGCGCCGTTGCGCGCGCACCTCGCGGGCGAGCTCGGCGATCGTCGGCACCTTCATGGCTTGGGCGACTTGAGCTCGGCGTCGATCTCCGCGTTGGTGGCGGCGACACCTGCTCGCAGGGCAACGATCGCCGAGTCGAGCCCGGCATTCGCGGCGTCGAGGGCGGCCTGCACCTTCTCGGGCGCCTCCTTGTAGGTCTTGTAGAGCTCCTCGGCGACCCCGGCGGCCTTCACCAGCAGCGCGATGACGACGGCGGCGATATCCATCACGCCACCGCCCAGGCGAGCGCAGGACGCGCGCACGCCGCGCTGGGTGGCTGGTAGGCGCCGAGCAGCTTCTCGAGGCCTGGCACGACGAACCCGATCGCGGCTGCGGCTTTCTGCAGGGCGATGCCCGAGGCGAAGACGATGCCGAGGACGGCGCCGAGGTCGCTGGGATCGAGCCCGCCGGACTTGGCGATGTCCACCGCCTTCTTCGCGGCGGTCGAGGCTGATGCGAGCGCCTCGAAGGCTGAGATCACCTTCGCCTGCTTCTCGCGGTAGGCGTTGATGGCCCCCTTGATCGCCGCGTCATCCTGGCCCGCCGCCTTCCCGGTGTCGACGAGCTGATGCTGATGGTCCTTGTCCCACGCAAGGAACGCCTGCTGCGCGCCGACCTGCACCTCATCCGCCGCGGTGAGCGACTTCTGCGTGAGCTGTAGCGCGCTCACACTGCAGCCGGCCAGGGCGAGCGCCAAAACGGCCAGTAGCCTCATGACACCACCGCGGCCTTCGTCTCGCCGATCTTCGACTCGACGAGCGCCTTGATCGAGTCGGCGCCCTTCTGGGCCAGCCCCGCCTCGGCGATCTTGTCGGTCACGAACTTGACCGCCAGCTCCATTTTCTCTTGCCCGGCCTTCGGAGGAAGATTCGCGGCGATCGCCTTGTTCGATTGCTCCTCGGCGTAGTGGACCGCGCGCTCCGCCAGATCGTCGACGTGAGCCGCTTCGACCACCTTGGCGTCGATGTGGAACTTCCGCGCGAGATAGTAGGCGACCGGCGTCGCGAGGCCGGCGAGGACCAGGCCAACGAAGCCGACCACGGCCATGAGAAGCTCCGCCTGCCAGCTCGGTGCGGGAGCGGCGATGGTCGGCGCCGGCCACGGCGGCAGAGTCGTGAAGGTGGTGGCGCTCGACGCGCTGGCGTCGAGCTGCGCGAGCAGGATGTCGCTGTGCACCGGCGACGGCGCGCTGTCATCGTAGGCCGGCCAGGCGTGGGCCGTCGCGCAGGCAGCGAGCAGCGCGGCGACGATTGCGGAGGCGATTCGTGAGGGCTTCATGGGGGGTCTCCTTTTTAGTGCTTCGACAAGAGGTGGTGGACCAGGGCGCCGAAGCCCGTGCCTCCAATGGCCGGGCCGATGAATCGCGCCGCCTTCCAGAAGAGGCCGGCGAGGGGGATGCGCCACCCACCGAACGTCAGGAAGGCGCCGTCTTCCTTCTCCGGCTTCAGCAGCTCGTGTACGCCGGTGACCTCCTTCACGCGGTCGACGCCGCGATCGACTTCCTGCACGCCGCGGTCGAGCAGCGCGAGCCGCTCGCCGATCCCGCGAATCTCGTGCGACATCTCGTGGCGGAATAGCTCGTGCGACTCGGCGAAGTCGAAGAGCTCCTGGCGCGCCCGATCGAAGTTGGCGATCGAGCGCTCGAGCACGGCGGCGACGCGATTCATGGCCGCTGCGCTCTCAAGGAGGCGGTCGGCCATCCCGCGATACGCCTCAATCACCTCGCGAGACATCGCTCTCCTCGATTCGATCGCACGCGGCGTTCAGGCGTTCGCAGGCCGCGGCGCTCTCGGCGCCGGCCAGCTCGGCAGCCTCGCCGTCGAGCACGACCGGGGGCTCGACGATGGTCAGATTCGCGCGAGCGATCATGGGCTCCTCCTCGGTGAGCGGTCAGCCACGGGCCAGCTCCTTGATCGTGCGAATCAGGTCGGGGCGCGAGAACCCGGCCGCGCCCGTGCGCAGCGCGGGGAGCTCGGCGGTCTTCGTTCCCATCCACCAGCCGCGGCCCTTCGTGTTCTCGACGGTGCGCCCGTCGGGGAAGCCTGCGTCGCGCAGCAGCTGCTCGTAGCAGGTCGGCGACGGGCACCACCAGTTCCAGCCGGGCACGCCGGCACCGAGGTAGTGCGCCTCGCGCGACGGCGACGGGTGCGCGATCGATTCGAAGGCGAGCACGCCGCCCGGCTTGAGCATCGACCACAAGATCACGAGGGCGGCTGGGAGGTCGGTGAGGTGGTAGAGCACGCCGGGGACGTAGAGGAGGTCGTAGCTCTGCCAGGTGCGCGCGACGTCGACCTCGTACAGCGACCAATTGCGCTGCGTCGACGTCCCGAGCACCGAGCCAGTGACCTGCCACGCCTCGAGCTGGACGCGGATCATCGCGGCGAACTCGGGCACCTCCTCGATCGCGTCGACGCAGGCGGCGCCGAGCGCGTGCAGGAGCAGGTTCTCGGTGCCGTCCCAGGCGCCGACGACGCACGCGCGCTTGCCAGCGACATGCAGCTGCTCGTCGAGGCCACCAGCGATGAAGACGCGCGCCGCGTTGCTGGCGAAGCGATCGTCCATCGCGCCGTAGAGGAGGTGGCCTTCGCCGAGGTCACGGTCGGCGCCCCACGCGACGTGCTCGAGGAAGCTGCCGTCGTTCGCGCGATACGCCGCGAACCACCGATCGTAGGCTTCCTTCGGTCCCCACTTCGCAGTGCGCGCAAGGAAGTCCGACGGCGCCATCCCGCGCATGGTCGCGAGGCTGTAGCGCTCATTGACGAGCTGCTCGAAGCGCTCCGAGCCGGGGTGGCGCGCGCCGATCACTCGTGCCTTCACGACCATGCTCCTGCGAGCGCTTCCGCGACGGCGCGCACTCTGACCGTCGCTTCGGTGCTTGCGGCGGCGATCGCAGCGCCGCCCGACGGTGCCACCGGCGAGGCGCTGACCGCGTCGATCAGTCCGCGCGGACCGCAGTTGACATTGACGATCGTATGTGGCGAGGCGACTCCCGCGAAGACATCGCGCACCTTCGTGGTGTAGTCGGGCAGAATCGGAAATGCGCCATGGCAGGCAGCCATCACGGCGAGATGGATCCGCGTCGCGATAACGGCCCGGAAACCGCTGAGCACGAGCATCGATCGACGCGTGCCATCAATCGTATAAATCGGCTCGCCGGGGCGACATAGGCGATCGAGCCATAGTGAATCGGCATGCCACGCAGCGATGAGCGCGGTCGGGAAAGGTGCTGCGGATCGGAATGCATCGAGGGTGATGAGGAACGACGGGTCAAGCCGCAGCGTCGAAAAGGCCGCATATCCGACGTTGATCCCAACGCCGTTGCGCGGATTCGAGTCGCCGTGCCACCCGTAGAGCCACGCCGGATCGGGCGCCGCAGTTGCCGGGTCGCAGCCTTCCGGGGCGACGCGCGTCCATGCGTGCTTCGCTTGCGCGAGCAGCTCGTGCAGCGCGTCGCGCCCGCTGGCGGTGGGCGCGACGTGGCGAGGATCGGCGAGGCCGCTGCCGGCGATCGCCACCGGGCAGCGCTGCGCGGCAGCGAGAAGCATCCGCACATAGGGACCGCTTCCGAGATCGAGCAGCGTGCCGCAACCGGTGAGCACGGCGTCCCAATGGTAGGAATCGAGAAGGCCGAAGAGGTTGGGCGTCATGGGACGGATGTCGACGAGGACGTCGAGCTCCTCGAAGGCGCGGGTCAGCGCGTCGCGGAGCAGCACGTAGCCGAAGTCGTCGCCGAGGTTGCCGGAGCCGATCTCGCCGAGGATTGCGATGCGCTTCATACGAGCCCCCGGCGTTCGCGATGGTCGCGCACGATGGCGAGGAGCTCCTCGACGACGCGGTCCCAGGTGAATCGGCGGTGCGCGAGCTCGGCGGCGCGCGCGCGGATGACCTGGCGATCGGCAGCGCGCTCGGGGCGCGTCCAGTCACGCAGCAGCGCCACCAGCTCGGCTTGCGTCGACCAGGTGAGGCAGTTCTCGCCGTCGACCAGGCCGAGCCCTTCCATGTCGGGGAAGCGGCGCACCGCGACGACGGCGCCGCTCGCGAGCGCTCGCTTCAGGCGGTCCGAGGTGTAGCGCCCGAGATCGGAAAAGAGCGAGGTGCAGATCGTCACGGGCGCGCGCCGCATGATCGCCGACGCCATCGGCTGCTCGACAAAGGGGAGCGCGATCGATTCGAGCCGTGTGCCGCCCCAGCCTCGCCCGTAGATCGTGAGCGAGCCGGGCAGCGCCGCCGAGACGTCGAACATGAGCTGCTCGCGCGCGCCGCCGTCGAGGCTGCGGTAGTTGGTCCCGAGGAAGACCGCCGCGCCGGCTTCGGTAGCCGCTGCGTTCCACGGATTGAGCGAGGGATCGATCCCGCAGCCGAGGTAACCGCACGACGCCGGCACGCGCTCGTCGAGCGCCAGCTTGCGCGGGTAGGTCGTCGAATCGGCGAGGAGGAGATCGAAGTGCTGGGCGGCCGACACGAGCCAGCGCTCGACCGGCTGCGCGCCCGAGGTTCGCACGTCGCCGGTCCAGAGGACGAGCATGCACGCTGTCCCGGCCGCCGCACGGAGCGCGGCCGACATCGCCGGTGTCCACGCGTCCGACTGGATCTGCGCGAATATGAGATCGGGTCGCGAGCGCGCAATCTCGATCGCCTCGCGCTCGTGACCGTGCCACGGCATCTCCACCGTCGGGCCGATGCGAGCGAGGGCGCGCCGGAGATCGACCTGAGGCTCGGTGGCGTCGCGGAGGCTGAGGTGGAGCAGGCGTAGCGGGTGGCCAGCCTCGACGGGTGAGCGGCGAGGCGCCATCCCCATCCTGGGAACGTAGAGCCGCGGCCATTCGTCGGCAGCTGGCGCGATCGCAGGCGCGTCGAGCAGCGGACGATAGGTGGCGTTGAAGCGCTGTAGGTGGTCCGGGGCGATCCTGGCGTTGGCCTCGCGCAGCGCGTCCTGCGACTCGTTGCAGCGATCGCGGCAGGTCACGCCGTCTACCGAGTCGAGGCGCAGGCCGAGGTGGTGGCAGAACGCGCCGAAGGCCGAGTCGCCGCCGTAGGTCTTGTCGGTGCGGTGCGCGGCGTCGCCCCAGAAAGCGCCGATACGCTCGACCACCGACTCGCACGTCGAGCGCCGCGCCACGATCTGGTTCGGGTGCAGCTTCCCGCCGAGGTTCTCGTGACGGTAGCCGGCGCCGTCGAGCCGATCGAACTTGAAGACAACGCCGGCGCTTGCCACCTCCGCGTCGAGGTGGCGCACGGCGCGCGCGATCGCGTCGCCGTCGACGAGCACGTCGTCGTTGATCTGGCAGATGTAGCGGCCACGGCACGCGTCGTAGGCGCGGTTGAACGCCGGGATCGCGCCCTCCATGCCGCCGAGCACGGGCACGATGTCGCGCTGCTCCCCCATCCACGGCAGCGATGGCTCATTGGCCCGCCCATAGGCGACCACGATCTCGTAGCGCAGCCCCGCGCAGCTCGCGCGCACAGCCTCGATGCAGTCGCGCAGCATCTTCGGCCGGTCGACCGTGCCGAGGATGACCGACACGTCGAGGGGCTCGACGGGCGCAGCCGCCACCACCTTGCCGGGTCGATCGGCCTCGAGGTTCAGGCTGATCGTGCTCTTGCCGTTGGCGCGGGGATACGTCGAGTAGTCGGCGAGCGCGTCGATCTCGGCGTACTTGCCGAAGCCCCACTCGCGCACGTTCGTGAAGCCCGCGTCGAGGAGCAGGCGCTCGAGGCGCTCGCGCCAGAAGGCTTGGCGGTGGAGATCCGGCGCCGACGTCGCGCGCGAGAACGCGCCGCCGTAGATCACCGAGAGCGCCGAGTCTTCGCCGCCGTAGACGTTCGAGTCGACGCAGTTCTGCACGACCAGGCGCAGGTCGGGCACCGACAGGAGCAGCGTGCCACCCGGCTGGAGCGCCTCGAGGAGCTGCTCGAGGATGCGCGGAGTCTCGGCGGGCCAGCAGTGCTCGAGGACGTGCGAGCCGTAGATGACGGCGAACGTCGACTCCGGCAGATCGAGCGCGTGCAGGTCGACCAGCGCTTCGCCGACTCCGGGGACGCCGTCGGTGTTGAGCCATCCGGGGATGCGCTTCGGGCCGCAGCCGAGGTGCAGGCGCGCGCCGGGGTCCGCAACGAGCTTCGCCGCTATCGCCGGGCGCGTGGGCACGGGGCGCATCAGCACGCCGCGGCGCGGGACCGGTGGTGGGGCCCGGTGGATCATGAGAGCGCCTCGAGCGCGTGCGCGACCGTCTCGCGGTAGGGCGGCAGATTCAGGCGCGGGAGCGGCTGCTCGAGCGCGGCGTTGAGCGCGAATGACCAGGCCCAGGCCGGCGCCTCGACGCGCACGAAGCTGGCGCTTTCACCGAGCGCAGCGCGCGTGGCCGGAAGGTCGGTGCACACGACAGGGATCCCGCGCACGGCCGCCTCGACGAGCACCAGGCCGTAGGTCTCGGCGCGGGTCGGCGCGAGCACGGCGCGCGCGCGACTCAGGAACTGCTCGGGCTCGACGATGCCGTCGATCACCTCAGCGCGCCCGAGCACTCGCCATGCAGCGCGATCGACGGCGGAGGAGCGTCCGGAGAGGACGAGCCAATCCAGGTCGGGCAGCGAGTGGGCGACGTCGAGCGCGACATGGCCGCCCTTCGCCGGGCCAGCGCCGGGGACGAGGATCGCGTCACGGAAGCCCTCGACCTGGCCGGCGGCCTCACCCGCCCAGCTCGAAGGCGGCAGCACAAGGTCGGCGCCGGCGATCTCCGTCGGGGCCATGCGGCGGCAGCCGTGCGCGGGCGGGAGCTCGGCACCGTGGTGGTGCCAGTAGAGAAGGCGCTCGCTCGCGCCGACCTTCTCGGCAGCGTCCGCGGTGCGGTGCCACGTCCCCGAGACGGTGGTGATCGTCAGCTCGTCCATGAAGTCGAGCGGGGGGCGGCACCAGGTGAGGCGCGGATGCGACCAGCCCGGCGGGTTCGCGTCGACGAAGGCGCGCACCTCGTGCCCGAGCTCGCAGAGCGTCCATGCGAGGAAGGCGACCGCGACGGACATGCCGTCGTGGCCACCATCGGGGCCGCCCCAGCGCCGCGCATGAAGAGCGAGCTTCACGGCCGCTGCCTCGCGAAGGAGATGAGGAAGAACGTGCCCGAAAGGTTGCCCGCGTTGACCTGGAGGAGCGTGTCGTTCACCCCGACCTCCGACGCAAAGTCGCCCTTGTCGTCGAAGGTGAAGGGCGTCACCACCGCGATGTCGGTGAGGATGCTGGTGACCAGGTCGCCCTGCTCCGGGGCGAATGGACCGATCACCGTTCCGCCGCTCAGCTTGATCGGGCCCGCGCCGTTGTTTCCGGCGATGACGATCGACGTGAACGACAACGGCGGAGGTGGCCGCATGCCGCGCCCCGAGCGATCGCCTCTCATCGAAGGATCCCGCCCGCCGCCGCGAGGGTGAGCAGCTCGTAGGCCGGGCCAGCGATCGCCATGTTCGTGGCGACGCGCAGCTTCCACCCGACCGGGACAGCGAGATTCAGCTTGATGATCCCGCTCGCGTGACGCGTCGACGTGCCGGCCGGGAGATCGTAGGTCGCGATCGGCGCGTAGAGCTGCGGGCCGACGCCGGCGTCACCGTAGGCGCCCACCAGCAGCTCGGAGTCGATGGTGGAGTAGACCTGCGTCCCCCACCGGATCTCCTCGATGAGCGTCTCCTCGGCAACGACCGGGATCAGGTCGACCCAAGCAAGACCGGCGTACGGGGTGAGTATCTGCCCTCCGATCCCAACCGGATCGAGGATCACCTGCCTGATGAATAGCGGACCGCTCATGAGAACCTCTCCCAATTGGCGAGGCCACCAGCCGTCGCGTCGTCGACGTACAGCTCGGTGGCGGTGATGACGTTCGGATCCACCGTCAGTGCGACGGCGGAGGCGGGGGTGTAGGCGATGAGGACGCGGATGTACTCGTTGACGATCGCGCCGTCGGCCGGGACCGGCTTGTAGGTGGGCGGGTAGCTCGCCACGGCGATCATCTCGCCGGCCAGGTTGAAGAGCCCTGCCTCGCGAATCGTGAAGCCGCCGGTGGCGGCCAGGAGAACGAACTCGACGCGCAGCACGTTCGGCTCGTCGGGGGACGTCTCGATCTTGTTGATGGCGACGCGCGCGCGCTCATTGACGAGCGTCGTCATGCCGACCGCCGGTGTGATCGGCGCCCCGCCGCCATCGCCCACCGCGCCGAAGGCGAAGACGAGCGGGATGGCGTTCGCGACCGCCTCTGCGAGCCGCGTGGCGCCGAGCGTGGTCAAGATCGCGTAGTAGGTGGCCGGCATCGTCTACCTCAAGGGCCGAACTGGATGGTGGTGTGGTGGCCGACGGTGAAAGCGGAATAGAGGTTGAGGGGGGCAACCTGGTCGGCCTCGGCGGCGAGCTCGCGAAGCTGGGAGCGCGTCGACTCGAAGCGCCGGGTGAGCTCGGCCGATTCGAGGAACTGCAGCAGCGAGATCCCGGTCATGCCGACGATGAAGCGCACCCGGTAGGTGAACGCGGGGGCCGACTCCTCGAACCATTCGACGATCTCGAAGGGAAGGCTGAGAAGCCCGAGCGCCACCTGCAGGGCGAAGCGCGTCCCAGACCGCTTCCTCACCGTGAAGATCCCGGCGATCATTTCGCGCTTCGCTTCGAAGGTCGCGTTGTCCCATACCAGCAGCTCGTTGTAGCGGCACGCCCAGGCGAGCTCGTCGAGCACCGCCTCGGCGACCGGGTTGGTGGGCGGCGGGTCCCCTGGGAAGCTCGTGATGCGCGGCAGAATGACGGCCTGAATGATGGCGGCGCCGACGTCGCGCAGCTCGGGATCGATCGCCAGCGAGAGGGCGATGATCTCGAGGTCATACCTGATCGACTCGGGAACGAAGTCGAGCAGCGACAGGTTGATGTCGAGGAGAGTGATCACTGAGCGACCCGCGAGGGCTTAGTCATCTTCGAGCCCTCCGTAGGTGAGGGTGTCGTAGATGACGAGCGCGCTCTCGTCTCGCTTCAGCGCGCTGAAGACCGGCGAGGAAATCGCCACGCGCTTCGCGCCGGCGTTGACCAGCATCGTGGTCAGCTCCGACGGGTTCACGTCGCGCCCGATCGACGACTGCTGCCAGAGCAGATAGGCGAGGTGCGCCGCCTCGACAGCGGCGACGATCTGCTCCGCCTGCCTCGAGCGGCTGCGGCTGATGTAGTAGGTGACGTCGACGTCGACGTTGACGAAGCGCGCCGTCTTCATGATGACGCTGTCGGTGAGCGGACGCTGGTCTTCGCCGGAGAGGACATCGCCCACGAGGGTGAGCAGGCCTCCGCTCGGATTGGGGATGACGGAGATGAGCGCGCCATTCGTGTCGCGCGCACCCTCGATCAGGAAGACGTGCACCTCGCCGGGGTTGGGCGCGGGGCCGGCCATCTGGCCCGAGTCGTTCGCGCCGAGCGCGACGGCGTCTGCAACGGTCGACGACGCATCGAGCGCTGCCTGCTCGTAGGCGATGCGCGGGCCGCAGGTGGAGCGGTTCTCGGGCGCCCCGCGGAGGCGCGTGCGGAAGGGCTCGAGCGCCTCGAGGTCGCGGCCCCCCGCGGTCTCGGTGCTGTTCACCGCCGACACGACGCCGGGAATAGGGTCGAACATGACGTTGATCTGGCCGGGCGCGATGCCGTTCGATTGCGAGCCGGGAACGGTGCAGGTGACAGGCAGCGATATCGAGCCCGTTCCGAGAAATGGGCCGCCCGCGTCCACCGACCAGACATCCTTCCCGTCGCTCACGCGCTTCCCGCTGTCGATCGAGAGCGGGCCGAGGACGCTATCCGTAGCGGTGAAGACCACGGTGCACTTCGACGGCAGCGACGCCAGGCGCTCTTCGCCCCAGAGGGCCGCAAGAAGATCGATCCACTCGTCGGAGACGAATCGGAGGAGGCTCTGCTTGCCGGAGAAGTCGATCAGCTGGCGCTGCTGGGAGAGCAGCAGCAGGAGCGTCTGCAGGTGCAGGCGGCGCGGGTCGGCCGGCGCGAGCACGACGCCGTTCGGGTTCGCCGGCGAGATCGTGTTCACGCGGTAGAGCTCGAGCGCGGCGGCCAGTACGACGGCGGGATCCTTCTCGGCGAGCACGAGGTCGCTCATGGCGCCACGATCTCCGCGTCGGCGACGAGACGGCCGTCGTCGTCGGCCGAGAGCGTGACCTGCTTCACCTTCACGCGCGGCTCGTAGGTGCGCACGGCGCGGATAACGTCAGCCTGCAGCCCCGCGCCGACGACGGTCTCGGGCGCGTCGACCAGGTCCTGCGGCGTCCCGAGCGCGCGCGAGAGCGGCACCGTTCCCGGCTCGGTGGTGAGCAGGATGCGAACGTTCTGGATCACCTCCTCGACGCGAGAGGGCGCCCAATTGATCGGCCGCATCAGTGGTACTCCTTGAGGGTGAGGCGCACGGTCGCGACCAGGAGCACGCCCTTCGAGTCGAAGCGCGTGAAGGTCTCGTGAAGATGGCGGAGCGTGTAGTCGCCAGCGAGAACGCCGCCGATGACGAGCGGGAGCACGGCGCCGGTGTCGCGCAGCTTGCGCAGGTTCTCGATCTCCGTCTTCGGCACGACGCCGCGGTCGATGTCGAAGCGCACCTGGAGATTGACGTCGTCGAGGCCGGGCCCGATGAACTCCGACACCGGTTGCCCAGCGTAGACCTCGTGGTCGGCCCAGCGCGACGCGCCTTCGCGCTCGAACTCCGACCAGGTGCGCAGCCGGTCGTGCGACGCCTCGAAGGTAACCTTGGTGTCGCCGTCGCCGAGAGTGCCGAGGCTCATGCGGACTTCAGCTTTCTCGTCGACGAGATGTAGATCTTGTTGCCATAGCTGCCGCCGTCGGTGGTGTCACCGTCGCGCAGCACGCTGTTCTCGCCCTTCTGCAGCTTCGTCGAGCCGAGATCGGTCGCCTTGAGCGAGACGTCGTCGGTCCCACTGATGGGAGCGCCGCCGCCGGTGAGGCCGGCGAAGGTGAAGGTGCCATCAGCCTCGTAAATGACTTTCTGGCCGCCCACCTTCACTTTCGAATAGCCGACAGTGGTGATCGTGACTGGCGGCGTCCACGTCCCCGACGCGGCCCCGGTGTAGGGCGTGGTGCCCGCCGTCGTCTGTACATCCGCCGCGGTCGCGACCGGCTTGCTCATCAGATCACGTCCATCGCGGTGGTGACCTGGCACTTGATGTTGCCGGCCTTGATGGTCACGTCGTGGCTGCCCGCGTCGATCGTCATGTCGGCGGCGGCGGTGATGTTCACCGCCCCGCCGCTCTTGAGATCGATCTCGCCGGAGCCGCCGGCCGTGTCGATCGTGGTCTTGCCCTTCGTCTTCACGAGCACGTCGCCCGAGCCTGCGGTGTTGTCGACGGTGACGTTGCCGTCCTTGTCGAGCGTCATCGTCGCCTTCTCGCTGGAGATGACGCGATCCTTTTTGTCGGCGGTCGGTGCGGCGTCGGCCTCGCTGTAGAACGCGCCGAGCACGAAGCCCACATCGATCGGGCCCTCGAGGAAGACGCAGAGGACGATTGAATCTTTCTTGGGCAACGAGAAGTCGCCGGGGCGCGTGACGAGGACCTGGAGGTCATACGACAGGACCGGATCGTCCTGCACGTCCGAGAGCGTCACCTGCGCCGTGTGGCGCTTCTCGTCGACGGAGTTGACCCGCGCCTGCCTGAACTCGCCGCGCATTCTAGTAGCCCTCCAGCGTGCGGCGCACGTCGATGGTGGTGGTGTAGCCGCCGACCGGCTTGTGCGCGGCTTTGGTGATGATGAATTTCCCGTCGAATCCGAAGGCGTTCGTGAGGTCGAAGGTCACGCCAGCCACCAGCGCAGGGTCGCCGACGGTGGTGATCGTGCCCTTCGTCGCCCAGCGATTCGCGGCGCGGAGGAGGGCCTTCGCGCGGTCGGCCGCCTCGGAGAGCTCGTCGATCGGCATGCGGAGCTCGAGCGTTTGACCATTCGGATCGAGGCCGGCCACCGTCTGGCCTTCGGGCGGAAACTGCCCCTTCTTCTCTTTCCCGGTGCGCGGATCCAGAAAGGTGATGTGCGCCGATCCGTAGCGCGCGCTGTCGTCGCTGTCGAAGCTCCAGGACATCGCGCGCCCGCCGATCAGATCGATCGTCCCCGAGCTCGCCGTCGAGTCGAGAGTGAGCTCGTCGAAGATCGCGATCGAGTCCTCGGTCACCTTGAGCGTGCGCCCGATGTCCTTGCAGAGCTCCTCGAGGAACTCGAGGTCGCTCTTGTCGACCTGGGCGCGGTGCGCGAATTTAAATCCCTCTTCGCCGCTGAAGTTGAGCGTGAGGCCAGCGCGATCGGCGATGTCCTCGGCGATCTGCTTGAGCGATGCGCTCCGGTGCATATGCGTTCGCTTCCGACGGCGAAGGCCGGTCCCGAGCGGTGCGGAGACGCACTGCAGCGATGCGCGCCGCGGCGGACCCTGGAGAGTGATCTTGTCGTGCGCGAACTTTCCGAGGCGGAGATCGATGGTGGTGGGCTTGTCCTTCGAACCGAGGAACCACGACTCGGCCTTGAGGCGAGCCTCTACGCTGTCGCCGAACGTCGGCCGCCAATCGCCCGACCACAGCCCTTCGCGATCTTCGAGCTCGAGCGAGAGCGCGTCGGCCGCTCCGGAGAGGTTGTCGGTGTAGCCGAGCTGGAGGAGGTGCGGCGCGAGGTCGCGCGTCGAGTCCTTCGATTTCCACGTCACCGTGATCTCGGCGTGCCGCGCCTGGCTCAAGGCTTCCTCCACGGCGGCAGGCTCGCGGGGGGCAGCGGCGCGGGCAGCGGCGGGACGGAGAGCACGACGCCGGCGTCGAAGCGCGCAATGTAGTTGTAGGCCGGGTTCGCGTCGAGGAGCTCGGCCATAAAGCGCTCGGCATCGAGCGGGCGCGCGGCGCCATAGACGCGCACGGCGATCATGTCCCAGGTGTCGCCGCTGCGCGTCGTGTACGAGGGCAGCGTCGACGGCACCTGCTGCGCCGACGTGTCATCGTCGCCGAGCGGGAAGCCGAGAAGCGCGCCGAGGCCGCCGCCCATCTATTTTTTCGCAGCCTTCGGCGGAACGGGCGGAGCTGCGGCCGGCTTCGGGTGGCGCTCGATGGTGAGCGCCTTGAAGTCGATGGTGTCGTTTTCGCCGATGGAATATTTCTTCTGCGCGGCGTCGTAGACCGCGGCGTGCTCGGCGGCGGATGCCTCCTGCTCCAGCTCGAGCACCTTGCGCTGCAGGCGGAGCTGCTCGGCGTCCGACTTGAGCAGCTTCTCCTGCGCGCTGAAGAGCGCCTCCTCGAGGTGGGCGATGCGAATCGCCTGCGCGTCGACGCGCTCGATGGGGGAGGGCTTCGCGGCCGCGGGCGCGGTGGCGGGAGGTTTCGCCTTGGCGATGCCGTCGCCGAATGCAGCCGAGTAGGCGCACAGCACCGCGAATAGAGCGAGACCTGGATAGCGCATCAGTCCTCCGATCATTGGGTGGCCAGAAACGAGAGCCCCTCGAGCGAAACGTTGGCTACCAGCCCCGAGGCGAGATTGATCGTCCCGTCGCTGTTGATGTCGATGTCGCTGAGGGTGCCGCCGGCGCTCAGCGCCGTGAAACGCTGAATCTTCGACGGGCAATATTTCGCCGGCAGAGTGCCGATGAGGGTGTTACTCCCTGACTGAACCAGGCCGGTCAGATGGACGAATCCGAACTGGTCTTTGTAGTAGCCGGTGATATTGAAGCTGGAATTGTTCACCCAGCCATTCACTAGAGAGAGAGCCGAATAGGAGACTGCAGCGACGTTGGCAGTGTTGAGATTGACCAGGTATCCATTCGCATCGAAGAGGTTCTCTTTGACCCTCACGTATTGCGGAGTAGGAGCTGCGGCGAAAATCCAGGTCACGCCGCTGTCGACAACTGGATTGATGCCGTCGGTGCCGGTGGGCCCCCCCGAGCCGGCGCTTACCCCTCCGATGGAGGCCTGATAGACGTGGCCACCGTTGGTGACGCGATCCCCGGCGACGTAGGTGTGCGTGGCCTGCCAAGCCGAATATACCGCGTCGAGTTGGTTGGCCCCGGCCCCGGACGGATTGGTGGTCAATACGCTCCACACTCCACCCTTGAGCACTCTCGTCTTCGTTGCCGAGCTGTTCAGGGCCGACTGCGCATAGTCCGATTCGATGATCTCGACGTAGGTGCAGGTGGATTCAAAGAGCCAATTCACCGGCCCGACGGGGTCCATGGTGAAGTTCCTGATCTCGGCGGCCTTCACCGAGGTCGCCCAGATTGAATAGCTGTTCGAAACGGCATTGTGCTGCGTGCGCGAGCCGTCGACGACCAGCTTGTCCACGTTCTTTGCGCGGATGAAGGCGTGCGGATCTTCGTTGAAAAAGATCGGGCTGTCGACGACGGTGGCGGCGACATTGGCCACCACGCGTCGAATCTCCACGCGCGGTGTGCTGCCCGATGCCGGCGCGATCCTGATCCCCTGATAGCCGATCGTCTCGTCGATCAGTCCGTCTTCGATTAGGACAGAGTCGGAAGCGCCATTCGACGTGACGAAGATTGCAGCGGTAGGAAGATTGCCACCCGAATAGTCGCCGACCTTTCCAATGGCGCCGCCGC